AGTCTACGTCTTCCTGCAGCAACTCTTCCTTCTTTTGTAGAATGTGGTTTACCTTTTTTGCTTCCTCCAAATCTTTCACTAATATCTGGGGAACCTTTTTTTAATCCTATTCTTCCACCTGTTGCTTTTTTAACTACGAATGGGCTACTAGTTCTTATATGACTCAAAACTCTACCTTGTGGTGATGAGTGAGGTTTTCCTTTTATTTTTTTTGCATCTTTAAGACCTTCTGAATCTTCAACCACTGTTATGATAGGGAGTTTTTTCTTTTGCCCGCGAGCTGTTGGACCTGCTTTCCGTCTTTCAGCTGTAGCAAAAGGATTTAATTTTTTCCTAACTTCTTTATATTTATCTGTAACCGCTAATGTTTTTCTACGAGGTTTTTGCGGACCATGTTTTCTCATATAAGCACGCTGTGCTTCCGCGCTTCTTCCTTCTTTTGTAGAATGCGGTTTTCCTTCTGGTCCAGTTGATCTAAATCTTGTTACGGCTCCACCGGATTTATAAACTTTTCCACCAAGCATTTCAGTTTTACCTTTGTAGTCTGCTTTTTTGTAAGATGAACTGTCAGTTATTTTCTTAAGTTCTTTTTGTGTTTTAAGTTTTGAATGTGGATGTTGTGCTGATTTAGCTACTTTAATTTCTCTAGGAGAATCTTCTCTCCAATGTCTCTTATTTTTTTGACCTAATCTTTTTATTGTACGTCCAGCTGAAGCTGCTTGTCCTTCAGGCGAAGAATGAGGTTTACCTTTTATACCTCCCGCTAAGGCGTTTCTTAACTTTTTGCCTATGTCACTTATGTCAGTAGGTTTCTTTTTAGTAGTCCAACTTTTAGGTTCTTCTTTTATTTTTCTTAATGGCATATTATTTTCCTTTTCTAGCTTTTCCCATTTTCTTAAATGTCATTGCTAACGCTTTTGCTCGTCCAGTGCAACCTTTTTTTGTAATCGGTGTGCATTTTCCTTTAGTTCCACGTTTTTTTATAGATGCTGTTGCATCTTGAATCCAGTTCTTTTTAGCTCTTCCCCCTTTTGCAAATCCAACTCTATCACCACCATTAGTATAACCATTTGCAAAATGACCACGAGGTACATTGTATCCTGGTACTGATGCTAACGGGTTTGCTCTAGTCCATCTGTTCATTATTTTCCCCTAGCTTCATATTTATCGTGAATGTCAGAAACTTTTTTAGCAGCATCTTTTTTAATTTTAGATGCTCCTGAACCTGGTGTAACACCAATTTTTTTATATTGGTAATCAATAGATTTAATTAGCTCTTGTTGATCTTTTCGTCTTTTCGTTAAATTTTTTGCAGGTTTAACAGATTTAATAGTTGGTGAAACTTTGCTGCTTTTGCGCAGCATTCCAAAACCTTTTTTAGCTATTCCAAATATACTCATTGGTCCTACTTATTAATTTTTTGGTTTGGTCTATCGCCCCATTTTCCATAAGACTCATCTCTACGATCTTTCATAGACTGTGACTTAGTGGATTCTTTTCCAGTTCTCGCACCTAGAGATTCATCTTCTCTATCTTTGTATCCCTGCTTCTTAGCAGATTTTCCAGCTTTGTACGGGAATCTAGATTTATAAGGTCTTGATCCGAAATCATTTCTCATATTTTTCTCCTTATTTTTTTATATTTGTTTTAACATGCATTGTCCACATTATTTTTACCGTCTATGCTGACTGTAAATTAACTGCGGAAGGACCTTTTTGGCCTTGTTCAACATCAAATGTTATTGCATCGCCTTCACGTAATTCTATGTTAGCTGCTTGTGCTGCTGAATTATGTACAAAAACATCTTTTTCTTTGTCATCTCTTGCAATGAAACCATAACCTTTAGTCGAATTAAACCATTTAACTTTTCCGTTTATACTCATTTTTCTCTCCTTTCTTACTTCTTACCATTTCTAAAAATTTGTGTACCCTTTATACCAAAAATACTACCAACTACAAGTATCCATAAAGTCGAAAACCATGTCGGAAGTGACGCAAAATGCTCGAAGAAGATTTTTACTTTCTCCATCGCTGCAGGATTGTCACTGAAGACTCCCCACGCGAGCACTATTATGGGTGCACTTAATATGACTAAAACGAACTCGTCCTTGTAGTCGTTTTGACGGGCTTCTAAAAGTTTACCCTGGTAAGCTTCCTCACCTCGGGCTTGTTTTTGCGCATGTAAATATTGTGCATCCGCCATAGCCATTTTAGACTCTTGACGTTTTTTATAAATGTGACTCGCCGCGTTTAAGCCGAGCTTAAGTGCTCCAAACCACATATTAGAACCAAGTTGCTGTTTGTTTTCTAGCTTTGCCTGTTCCTTGAACAGTCACTTTATCACCAGTAGGAATCCTTTGACCAGATCCTCTGATGCTAGATTTTGCTCTCGGATCTCTTATTAGATTCTGAGAAGGAATACCAATCTTTGTCGATTTTCCTAACGGTGCTTGTTTTTTTATTGTCATATTTTTCTCCTAGGTTTGTATATACTATGATTTAGGACCTTTCAAGGTCTTAACATCTCTAGCCTTCATTTTATCCGAAGTCAGTTTAACATCAGCAGATATCAATGATTTCTCAATTGCTGTATCCGCTCTTAAATGAGCTAATTCCTCATCTTGTTCTAATTTTTCTTCAGCGATTTGCTGGCCTTTTAAAAATTTAGTTTTATCAAGATTAATTCTTGCCGCATCCTCTTTTACTTTACGCTCTTCTTCCATAGCCTTAAGATCCACTTCTCTTTGTTTCAATTTAAGTAATGGATCATGATCAAACTGAGAAGTAATTGTTTTTTCTTCTTTCATAAACTCTTCAGTCATATCTGCAACCAATACCGCTTTTCTAGCTTCTATCTTTTGAGAGATTTGTTGAAATTGTTGTTGAATTTGTGGATTCATGGTTGCTTGTTGTTGCATCTGTGGCAACATTTGCATTTCTTCTGCAAATTCTAATTGAACCTGTTCCTGAGCCATTAGAGAAATATGTTCTAATACATTTTTCTCTAAGGCTGCTGTTATACTTGGGTTATTTCTAACAAAGTTAGTGGCCATAAAAAATAAGTGAGCCGTTACATGAGCTCTATGATCTTGACCAGGAAATGCCTGAAAAGGTTTCTGTGCCAAAGCATCAATGTGCTCGATCGCCGGATCTTTAGGTTGATTCGGTGGAGGCGGTGGTAAAATTCTATCAATATCCTTTACACCTATCGCCGTGTACATATTTCTATATGCCATGTACATATTATGCATTTGTGGATTAGTTTGAGCTAATTGTAATTGTGTTTGAGCCATTGAAATTCTTTGAGACATTGAAAATATATTTGGATCAGCCACAGGTAAAATATCTACCTTATCATCAAAATCTGTTTGTTTAACATTTCTTGCTGCACCTACCACGTCATAAGGATATTCGGGTGGTAAGTACGTGGCAAATAGTTTTGCCAGTAATTTAAATTCTTGTTTAAGTGAAACATATAGTCTTTTATGGATTGCTGACATTACCCTTGAGCCACGCTCCAATAGGGCTACGGTCGTACCAACAGCGGCCTGCTGGTTCCCGTCCCCGACCTGCATGTCAGCAATGGACGCGAATCTTTGTCCTGCCTGCACGACAATTCCCATCAATTGCAATAAAGTCTGAGAAGGCTCTTTGTATGGTAAAAATACAAAGGCATCTTTTAAATTTCCTCCTGGTGTATCTACGTCTTTAAATTCTCCAGGTTGTATGTTAGCGGCATCATCTTTTACTCTGACACCTCTCTGTTTAAATCCGGCTGGTAAATTTGAAAGTGTACCAGCATCTAATAACTGACGGAGAGCCGCAGTTGCAGTACGACTCAATCCGCCAATCATATGAATGAGTCCAAGGCCATAAAATCCTAGTCCTGGCAGAAATTTGAAATGGACAAAATATTGGATTTTAAGTTTCTTTGGATCATTGGGCGCGAAGTTCCTTCTTATCGAAAGGACCTTCCGACTACCTTCTTCGATTGTTACGATGTAAGGTAATTTTATTCCGGTTGGTTCTCCGTCGGGACCAACATCTTCGAATCCTTCTAGATCTAGATTAACGTGGCATTCTAGAACTGTATACATAGGTTCGACTCTTTGGGATTTTGTAATTCCTTCTACTTCTCTCTCTTTTTCTTTTAACTCATTGGTAATTGTACCTTGAGGTTTAGCGAGTTCAATATCTGAATAAAATCCTGCGACTTGTTGCTTACGCAAATCATTTTCGGAAATTTTTAATACATGGATGACCGCTTCCGCATCGTCTAATGAGGTAGCCGTATACGGAACAACGAGATCATCTGCAGGAACAAACTTAGAAACAGCTCGTCCCAGTAAATCGTCATAATAAACTTTTTTAAATGTAGAACCTGATAATGGTAAATAAAATAACATTTGATCAAATTCAGGTTCATATTCTTTCATTTGATCCATTAACTGATAGTTCATGAAATTTTTAACTCTTTGCGACTGTTGTTCTTTTATCGGGTTAGATACACCCATGACCATGGTTCTAACAGGTCCATCAGCCGGTAATAATTCTTTATAAGCTAGTGCTTGAAACTGAGTAACAGCTTCAGCTAAAACTGGGTGAGTGGCACCGGATGCTCCTTGGAAAGGTTGAGTTCTATTATCATATTTAAATCCTAAAAGATCTAAACCAACAATATAAGCTCTTTCCCAATCTCCACGGGAAAATTTATATTCTCTGTAATCATTTTGTAATTGATTTCCAATTTTATCAGTAATGTCTTCAGGAAGTAAATCATTTAGATTGGCGAAAGGATCGCCTTCATCAGGCATGTCGACTTGACTAGGGTCAAAATCAATTGTTGCTCCCGCTTCGTCTTCTGTAATTTCTACAGGTCCTTTTCCTAATTCTTCCGCAACATCAACTTCCTCGAAATTTTCTTCAACAATTTCGTCTTCAGGACGTTTAATATTAGGGAGACCTTTATCGATTTCTGCCATTTAAATTCTCCTGTTTCTTCTTATCCTTTTTTGCTACTTTAATCAACCCCTGTGGATTAGGTCCTTTTAAAGGGGGTATCGCATTCCATTTAACATGCTTCAGGTTTTTAACTAGTGTTGGGTTTTCTTTTACCATTTCTTTTTCAAACTCATTATACCGCCTTCGGCTTTATACATATAATCCATTTGTTCATAAAATGGTTCCATTTGTTTACCAGACATTCCAGCACCATACAAAGGATGGACTTTTTCTTCTCCAATCCCTCTTTCCATATTGAAGAGTTCTAATTCCTCAGGGCTCATTGCATCTATTTGTTTTTGTAAAGCTATTCTTTCTGGAGCATTAAGAGTAAATACTTCTTTATTTAACCAATTACCAATTCCGCCTGCATGAGGATCTAATCTTGTTTTTCTATCTTCTAAACTTCTATTCCATTCTGTTCGCATTAATTCTTGTGAAGCATCATCAAATAATTTATATGTCTCATCTCCCCCTGTAAAATTTTCTTGAATAGTGGCATAATTATTTTTTAATTGTTCTAGTTTTTTTTCTGAATTTAGAATCATATCTTTAAGATAAGGGTCTGATTTATGAAGCAGGCTCGATTCCGCTCGTTTTCTTAAACCCTGTAAATTTTTATATTCTCCTCTTATGTCTCTTTCTGTTTGTTTACTTCCTATCAGTAATTCAAGATTTTTAATAGCTTCATCATCGTAACCTGATTTTCTAGCCTGCTCGACAACTGCATTTTCCGTTCCTTCTTTATCCCACAATCCCAAAGTCATATCTTTCCACATTTCACTACTTGCTCTTTCTTCAGATAATCCTTTTTGCAGAAGATTTTTCTTCTGTAGAACACCGAACGCAATTTCTGGCCAAACCCAATCAGAAGCAAAAAATCTTAAAGTTTTCTTTCCTACTTTACCAAAATCTTTCATAAATTTTTTATCCCCCAATACGGCAGGGAAAGAATAAAGTGTATTTCCAGATTTAATTTTATTACCTACTCCACTTACAAATTTTGTAAATTTCTGATCTCCTTCAGAAAATAATTTAGCAACTGTTTCAGTATCTACTTTTCCAACGTCAAAATTGTAACCATCCAGTCCTGCTTTTTTTAATAAGTCTTTATCTAAAAGTTTTGCCTTATCGCTAATAGAATTTTGTATGACTAAGTTATTGTAAATAACCTGTTTCATGTCCCCTGTTAAAAAGGGATTCTTTCCTAAGTCCCAATAGGCCTCGGTAAGTTTACCCATAGGTAAATCTATCTTGTTTGCTACTTCTTCTATGGCTCGCATCACTGCTTTATCTCCCTCTTTATACGCAATTGAATAAGCTTTATCTATTTGAGCTTTAAGACCCAGGTTTAAGGATTGAGTAATGGGTTGAACATTTGCTCTAAGGGTATTAATTTCAGTTAGTTGTTCAATTAAAGACATTGGAATAGCATGATCTAAATTCATTACTATTTCTTTAGGTAATGTTTTTTTCAATTTATAAAATTCATTAACTCTATCAGTCATAGTTTTAAACATTTTAGAATTTGGATGAGAACCTTTTTGACCATAAACTTGTTGTAATCTGTTTGTAATAAGTCGCTCTCTTGCTTTATCTATTCCATCAATTTTATTGAAACCCTCTATTAGTTTATCGTATTCACCTATAGCTCTTTTTGCATCATCCGCACCCGATGAACTTCCGAAATAAGAACTAAGGG